GTCTCAAGCACCATCTTTACAACGTGCTTGTCGCAGAGTTGGCACGCTGCCACCTCCGGGTCTGTATCTACTACAAAAATGTTCATGTGTTATCCCCTAACGTTTGAAGCTCCTATGAGTATATCCCATAGGAGCTTCAGTGTCAAGCGTTTATTCAGTTTTATTCTTTATCTACGTCATAGAAATCTGCAGCGGTGCCCTCGCGAACATCAAACTTCCAAATTCTCTCACTTCTACTTAAGCTGCTTCAGTGCGTCTTTCGCTAGTTCCTGAACCTCGGGCGTCACTCCCTGGGAAGCAATTTGCTCGAGCTGACCGATCGCCTTCGCGGCGCCATCGCCACCCATACGGGCTACCCCTAGGAGATGATCGATGATTCCGCTAGGTCCTCCAAGGTCGACAGCTGTAAAGGCACTCTCGGATCCGGCATACTCCGTGGCTGTCTGGGCTACCTCGGCTGCTTTGGATGCAAGCTCCTTAGCTTGCTCTATTCCTTGGAGTTTCTCTAGTCCCACATTTAGAATCTCCATGAACTCTTTCTTCAGTGGACCAAGTTCGGCCTGGGTAACATTTTCGGGAGCGCTTGCAATTTCTAGCATCTTCGCGCTCACCTCTTGGAATGTTGGGTCTGCAGAGTTTTGTAGGGCGCTGCCTAGTTTCTCTAATTGTGCGCCGGACGCCACCAAGTCGCTGGACGCATCGCCCGCGCCCACCTTAACCAAGTCTGCAGCCTGGGCTTCGCCAGAAAAGATAGCTGCTAACGCCAGGACGACCAGAAGGGCCAACAAAACTTTACTGACTGTCACTCCGATGCGATATACTGTGGGATGTTTTTCTTCAAACCTCTGGGCGAAGTTCCGGATTTT